GGAGGAATGACCTGCGAGTAGGCTCAGTTTTAGTTTCCGCAAATTCCCGCTCCACGCCATTCTCTTGCGCCCACATGCTACACATGCCAGCTGCAATCTCTTCAGGGTTATCAAAACCCCTCTTCTTCAGGTTTGCTTTAGTTTGTATCATACACTTTTCAAATGTCATTTTCTATCACCTGTCACGTTTGCGGAGGGCTTATTGCCCCTATTTTGTGCTCTGGAGGATTCTTCTTTCTTATCTTTATCTCTTCCACCAGAAATGTTTGCATTCTTATCACTCTGTTCTTTTTTGATAGGAGATGCTTTAATATCTTCAGAAGTTTCCATATCTAATTCTACTACTCCTTCTGGGTCTAAACCTCTCTCTTCTCTTACTTCACCGGGTGATAATACACCTTCAGACAAATAAATCATATCTGTCTTAGCTTTTGTAAATGCATCTTCAACATTAATTTGCCTAAACTTAAATTTTGCTTCACCACTTTCTAATTGTGGCATAAGCTGAGCATTAATTGCTCCTTCTACCATAGTTTGTAAATATCTTACATATGGTTCAAAAATAGGACGTGCCTTTTCTGGGTCTGTCCACATTGTTTTAGGAACTTTAAGTGCCATGTGTATTTTATCAAGTATATCATCAGTATACTTTCCATACTCAAATGCTCGTTGAGTTCCTTGTAGTTCTTTAATTTGTATGTCGTTACCATGTATAATGTCTTCACCGGGGGCTAAAGAATTAAATGCATCAACTATTTCATTAATTTTATCAGGACCATAAGGCATATCAGGTAACCCAGCACTTACATCAAATCTACTTGATGCATATTTATTAAGTGCAGCACCTATATCTCTTTCAGCGTAATCCTTTAAATCAACTAAATATATAATAGGGTGAATATCAGAGAGTCCATAAGCTAAATCATCAAAAGAATTATTATTAAGCTGTATTATCTCATCTTCTTCAAACCTTACATTCTCTTCATCATCTCCTACTTTTTGGTAGTAGTATTCTATTTGTCCGTGCTCATTCCTTTTTACGAACATAGTCTGACTAGAACGTAAAACTAAATTGTCACCAGTCCATTCTAAGTAGGAACTACCAAATATTCTTGCATTTCTCAACCACCCATATAAAATATTTTCAATATTAATATCTCTAAACATTTCTTCTAGTTCATCGCGGAGTTTATCATCTTCTGTTACTATATCAAAATTATCTTTAACAGCGTACAAACATGGTAAATCTATTAAAGTTCTTATTATTGGGTCAGCAAGATATATATTCATATAGGTTCTATTTTTACCTATATGTGGTTCATAGTCTTTCTCTTGCCCAAATGTAAATCCTCTATTGATTTTGAGACGTTTGATGACTCCTTCACCGTAACTACGGGGGTCGTCTTTCTTATACGAAGGATTGCTTCCAATAGATGCAAACCTGCGTCTAACATTATCTATAAACGACATGGCTTTAAATAATTAATCTTAATGAGTATATAAAGTTTTTGTTAGATTCCTCGTAAAGATTGTTTGTTTAGCTTAACTTTTCGTTGAGTTGTAGAAAATAATGGACCTGTTGAGTAATTTCTACGCCCCATTGGAGTAGATTTATTAATTGGTGTAGATATAACACTTTGACTAAAATTACCTGACATAGGAAGCATACTTAGCGTCGCATGTAGTGCCATAGCTGAACTATCACAATAATCATCATGCTTATTACTAGGGGCTGCAATCTTTTCTGTTTTATTGGCTGCATCCATTGTGTATTCTAAATCAATATGTTCTCTAGTCCATTTATGTATTAACTTAGCATCATTAGGTTCTAAATTATCAGGGTTGGGTACTTTTACTCTTCCTTGTTGGATGTAGGAAACAAAGTCTCTATACATTTGAGTTTTAGTACCTTTGGGACCACCAGTGAAAACAAACGGTACAAAATGAACGCCAGCATCTAAACACGCCAACCGTAAATCTTGTTCAACCGCACCACCGATACCAGTACAATCCACAATAAGCCTATTAGCCCCAAGCTGATTGGTAACGTCCATAATACGTTGACGTTGGTATGGAATATCGTGTCCACCAGTTCTGGCATTAATTTCTTCAATGTAAACAAGTCGTGCAATATTTTCAGCATCAGTCTTTTCAAGGGACCATGCACTAATAACAGTAGAGTTAACAGATTTGCCAATGTCAACCCCAACATTAATATTTGCTCCTCCCGGGTTTCCCCCATCAAGTCCAGTAAGTTCGTAATCATCATAACATCCTTTTATTTTTTCTGGATTAAATACATTCGATACCGACTCTACAAATTCACATTCATATTCTGTCCTCCAGTAGATAGAATCTTCTCCCCATTCCGTCATTTTATCTAACATTTCTACGTCAGTATAAGGAGCTGAATATGCATCTCCTTTTTTCACTGCATCTCTCCATGTATAATGTAATCTTTTGAAGGTATCAGCATACCCGTCATCATACAAATATCTATACATATGGTTGTCTTTTGACTTTGGTGTACCTAAATTTATGAACGGGGCCTTATTTGAAACTATCGCTGGTTCTACGTTGTCTATAAATAGTTTATCGTCGATGAGAGGAGACTCATCAACTACTAGGAACGTAGGGTGTTGTCCTCGAATAGCTTGTCCTTGGTTACTAGGCGCCAATGGAGCCCTTCTCATAATTGTGCCCCCCTTAAGTGTTATGTTGGGCTTATTATGAAAGCGATAATTCTTAACTAAGCCGTTTAAAAAACTGTTATCCGCGAAATGTCTATATACATAATTAAAGATTAAAGCAGCTTGGTCTTCTGTAGGAGCTAATATAAATACTAAATCTCTAAATCTATTAAAGAACATATATATAGCTACTGCTACTGATAAAGCAAAGGATTTACCACTTCCTCGTGGAGCTAAAATAGCTAATTTAGTTTGCTTTCCATCTTGTCTTTCCATTAAACATTCTAGAACAATATCTTCTTGCAGGGGTCTTAAACGTAATGGTCTTTGTTTACCATCTATCAAATAGGCAGAACAAAAAGCGCGAAGTAATTTCCTCATTTTACTTCTATCTTGTCTACACTGTTTGAATATATTCTCTAACTTCCTTGAATCTAATCCACCTTTACCTGTCAATATCTTCTTTAGGTGGCTTTGGTCCTTCATCATCTGCTAACTCCTCTAAAAATGCACCAAAGCTTTCAGTATTCTTTTCTACTTCAGTTGGTACTTCTATATTTAATGCTCTGAATTCTGTATGTATGTCGCGAACGATTTGATTTCTTTGGCGCAAGAGCTCTGTTCGAGCGTTAACATCCCGAATACATATAAGAATTTCCGACCACAAAAGGTCTTCAAGAGCAAGATTGCGCGCCAGAAGACGGACAAGCTCTTTATGACGCCCATATTCTGCTTCTCCGACTCGCTGACGTAATCTTTGCTCGTATTTCTCTACGTTCAAAGTGATTTGCCTTCATCAAGGGCTGATTTAACTTTAGACTTGACTAATGCGGCAAGTTCGTCGTCTTTCTCATCCCATGCTGTTACCAATACATTTCGAACTAAAGAGTCTTTTACGTGCTTTTGTGCTGTTTCGTCTAGCTTTTCAAAAGCTTTCATCTGTGCTTTTGTTAAATTCTTATCTAACATGTCCATCAATTCAGCTTCGTTATTCTTTATATATTTAAAAACTAACTCTTTAACTGCTGGTACAGTATAAGCAATATAACCTGCCATACCTAATACTAATGCAGCTAATGCCATAAGTAATGGTTCATCCATTAAAGCGTCTAACATTCCAGATTCTTCTACAGTTTCTAATAATGCAGTGATGTTTCCATCTTCACTTGTGTTGTTTGACTCAAGTGCTGTGCTATTGTCTGCTGTGTTATTATTTGTTTCATTCATATGTTTGATATCTCCATATATGTTGGGGCTCCCCTTGGACTCTGGCGTATGCCGTCCTATGAAGCCTTGGCCCTAACGGGCGAGCCCTTAATAATTAGGCAGCCTCCCTATATAAGGCTTACTCTTTTAGAGTAGCTTTATGGGAACGTGCCTGACGTTTACCTATGTGATGACCGTGATATTCTCTACGTTCTATCTCAGATTCAGTAACGTCTCTGATTTGTTTTAATGCAGTCTCTTTAGATATAGCTTTTTTCTCTAGAGCGTGTGTTTTACCACCAACATGGCTGAAGACTTTCTCTCCAGAGCCACTCTTTCTCATTGTTAGAGTTTTATCTATATTGTATTTTTTGTTTTGACTAACCATCTATGGCTCCGGTAAATCTTCTTCTTCACCAGTCATTCTAACATTCTTTATCCACTTAACACTTACTGGTTCTTCTCTTGGTTCAATTCTGCCTGTACCATCAGAAGCCATGTATTGTTGTTCTTTCTCGTTGCCGGGAGCGAATATAGTTTCGTTCTTGGTTATTGGAAATCCTCTCATGGATTTCTTAGCTTCCATAGCAGCGATATCATCTTCGCTAGGCTTTGAAAAATCTAACTTCATGTCTGGATTATTCTTAGCAAAGTGCTCGCCTTTAAGTTCAGGGTCTCCGTATTGCCTTGGCATTATTCTTCCTCCCCGCTAGAGTCACAGCAACAGCCGTGCTCTTTTTCTGCATCAATGCAGCATTCGTCGTCCAAGCAGCAGTCTAACTTAAGTAATAGTGCTTCTATCACTTCATGTAGTCCTGCTACTTGTTGGCTTAGTTCTTGTAGTTCGAAATCGTTCATT